GTGCGCCTCGCCCACAGGACGAGAGGGAGAGGACTTGCCTGTTCTATGGACGAAAGCATGGCGACAACGAGCTATCACTAATCAAGGTCAGTGGTAGTGGTAAGTCGGCAGACAGGCAGTACCCAACATTCACACCACTTACTATACCACTAAAGACTGGTAGGAATGGTAGGTGTTATTTTAACGCAGATGTATCTGTACCTACAGTCAATACAGACTTGGCGAACATCTTCAGTGGTTCCCCCGTAGATATTCTCGGTGGGTTGATTGGAGATGAGAATATGCTACCTAACCTATCGGCTCTTAGGCAGTATTACGATACACACAACGGTACTGACGGATGGTGGGACAGGACTTGTGCCACTGTCACAGAAGTAATACACATAGACCCAAGAGATAAGGGCGGTGCTATCCTAGTATGTGGTGACATTGACATCACATCTATGGCAGGTACAATAGATGTCTATTGCGACGAGATTCCATCCTTCGGTGTGGGTACTAAGCTACTCATACACGGACAGGCTTGGAGAAGTAGGGAAGATGAAGACCGCATGACCGTAAATGGTTGGTGGGCCTTTGATGAAGTGCAACAGATGGTCACACCCGACTTCACCGACGAGGAAGTAACCGACGGGTGGGAAGCATAGATGGAAAGGAATTGGAAGGCTTTAGGTGAGTTTGTTCTTGTGGCAAAGCACGAAGAAGTCAGCGACTACGGCCTAGTAATTGATGCGCCTTATGTCGTTCTAAGTGTCGGCGGGTTTGTTCCCGTCGAGCTTTACCAAGCAGATATAGTTAGCTTAAATGTAAACCCGACAGAGCTAAACAAGGTAGAGCCTTCCAATCCTACATCGCCACTCATGGTCCATTATAGTGCCATTGGTGCGGTGTTATCTGGTGAAGAAGTAGAGTTGTTGGAGGTATAATTATGGAAACAATAATCACAGGAGCAGAAGCTAGAAGTAAGCTACTCAAGGGTGTCAATAAGTTAGCATCCTCTATCAAGGGAACATTCGGACCCCAAGCTAGAACGGTCATCGTACAAAACCCTATGGGTATGCCAGTCATTCTCAATGACGGAGTTACCATAGCGAGAGCAGTAACAGATAAAGACCCGTATGTGCAGATGGGTATAGACCTTCTGAAAGAGGTCGCATCGGAAGCACAGGAGAAGTCCGGCGACGGCACTACGGGGGCCACATTGATAGCACAGGCATTGTGTAATGGTTCTCTTACTCTTATGGAGAACGGTACTTCCCCTTTAGTAATACGTGATGGGTTAAAGGACTGTCTAGAAGATGTCACACAGTATATCAAAGAAAGTGCAATAACAGATTTCGACCTAGTAGATGTTGCTACCATAGCATCTAACAATGACCGAGAGCTAGGTGCTTTGATAGCTGATGTAGTAAAGACTGGTGGTGGTATCACTATAGAGAAGTCACCCACACAAGAAACCTATGTCAGAACGAGTAATGGTCTAGAGATAAGCTCTGGTATGGTTCATACTCTCATGGCTAACTCTGGAAAAGGTAAGTGTGAGTTTACTAATCCACTAATACTAACTACTACTGAGCGTATAGAGAGCTTCAATATGTTAGTACCGGCGTTAGAAACAAGCATACAGGAAGGAAGACCACTGGTTGTCTTCTGTCCCGACGTGAACCCACAGATGCTACAGAATCTTTTGGTAAATATAGTGCAGGGTAAAGTATCTGTTTGTATCGTAAAAGTACCCGGTATGACACAACAACAACAAGAGTGGTTGGAAGACATCAGTGCCTTCACAGGTAGTAAGTTATTCAAGACATCTCTAAATGAGTCTATCATAAAGACTACTAGCGAGGAGTTAGGAGAGTGCGAGAAGTTACATTCAGCTTCTAATACCACTACTATCGTAGGACGGGTATATCCTACGGCCCATGTAGTAGAGCTGACAGAGGCGTTGGACGAGGAACAAAACGACTGGGTAAAAGAGCAGACACAGAATAGGATAGACCGTATGACCACAGGCATCTCCACGATTTACGTTGGAGGTGCTTCCGATGTAGAGCAGGTAGAAACTAAGGAGCGAGTGGATGATGCGGTCAATGCTTGTAAGCTCGCTCTTGAGTCCGGTGTAGTCATCGGCGGGGGTGCGACACTATGGAGGTATGGTGAAAGTATGGAGATTGAAGATGCAAAGACCTTACCCGTCAGATTGTTGTTCAAGAAGGCTATGCAAACACCACTCAATACTATCGTAGAGAATACTGGTGCTACAACATTCCCATCTAGTGATTCAAGACTTGTCAATGAAGGTCTTTACATTTGCGGTAAAACTGGTGAGTTAGAGGATGCTAAAACGGATGGTGTTCTTGACCCAATGCAGGTAGTATTGAACAGTGTAGAGAGCGCAGTATCAATAGCGGCGTTAGTCTTGATGACCGATTGCGCTATCATAGCACCGACCGAGTAGTTTATAACCATAATAATTTGAGGGATAGATATGAGCTGGGGAACACAAGCACAGACAAAAGAAGCTAAGACAACAAAGACCGTTGAGCCTACGACTAGATTCGATGAGGCTTACTACAGGGAGTTATTCACAAACAACTCAATGAATGCCGTGACACATAGATGTGCTTTCGTTGGGCATGAGAACACCGCTAAGACCGGTCTTGCTCTTTCCCTATTAGATAAGGAGATTAACGAAGGGAAGACCATCTATATCTTTGATGTAGATAACTCAGCTAAATCTACTGTAGATTATGTCTATCCCGGCAAGGATAACATAGTGGTACTTCCACTCCATGATGAAACAGATGAGTCAATCTTCGATGAAGACAACAACGTAGATTACAAAGCATTGTTAGATAAGACATCATACTATGTTAATATCCTAGCCAACATAGTAAAGGAGTCACCCGATAGTATTGGTGGTGTCATATTCGATGGTGGTTCTACCTTCCTAAAGTGGTGCGAACACGCTATGAGAGCATCGCTACTAGCTAGGGGCATCATAGAGGAAGAAGGAGATACCTTCAACCAGAAGGAGTGGAGAGAGCGCAACAGGCTCTACAGAAATATCCTATCAAGACTACACAGTTTGAATGTAGCTAAGGTGTATTTCACCTTCCATCTAAAGCCAGTGTCACAGTACATGGATGATGGTACAGGTAAGAAGGTACTCATGACTGTAGGGTTCAGACCAGAGTGGGAGAAGGGAACCATGAGGAAGTTTTCTCAGCAGGTATTCCTATCTCGCTACATGAAGAAAGCAGACCCGGCGGCCGGTGTCGAGGGTGACAGAAACCTACAAGACGGTGAGTGGGTTGTAAGAGCCACTATCGAGGAGATGAAGGGTAACAACATAGAGAAGGTTGGTAGCACACACGATGTTCTTCGTGTAAAGAATGGCAACGTAGAGTGGTACGGTCTTCCTTTCATGGTAGAGTGATTAGGTTGATAATAGTAGAAACAGACTCTCTGAAGTGGCTTCTAAACCTAGCCCAGAGAAAACAAACTATTGACGGTAAAAGTATCTCACAAGTACATAGTGTTATCCTAAAAGCAAATAAGGGTAGGCTTGCGCTTCTTTCCCTAGTTAAAGACGGGCAGACATCTATCATGCGTTTGTCTATACCCTGTAGTGGTGAAGGAGAAGTGGTAATCACTGACATACAGACCACTCTAGGTGTCTTGAAGTATCATGGTGGTGTTCTTAACATCGAACCAAAGAATGATAAAGTTACTTTCAAATCTACCAACAAACAGACTACACTATCAGCTAGTAAAGAAGCGAAGGCTTTCCCACATAACCCCAGTAGTATAGCACAATGGGAGGAGAAGTCTAGTGTTCTTGCTAATAAGATAAATGTAGATGACCTAACCTACACCGCTAACGACGGTACTATGTTAGAGTGTAGTTGGGTTTTCTCAGACTTAAACACGACAACCCTGTATGAAGCCTTTAGATGTGATTCTATGAATGGGCAGAAGTTTAACCAGTATAGGATAGAGTACAACGAACCAAAACTTATGATAAGTGTAGGTCAAGAACTTAAAGGTAAAACTAACTCCGAAATACCAGTGATTAGGACGGGTACTATAGCACCATTTACTGCTACTTATAACGGTGGGCTTGAGCATATCTTTGCTAACCTAACCCATGACATAACCATAGGTGTGTGGGACTTCACCCATGCTGGTATGGGTTATCCCATGATAATATCTCTGGGGGATGGTGACTACATCTTCCAAGCATCTAATTTATAAGCGTAATAGGGTAGTGATAAACATGAAAAGAAAGTTTCCGTGGATGACTTGTGAAATGTGTGGTGCTACCTTCTCATTTGTTTTCTATGACTCTGTAGAGGAAGGAGATATATGGGAGTGTGAAAACTGTAACCATATGAAGATGGATAGAAACGCCGTAGAGATGGTCTGATGATTATAGAGCGTGGTAGAGGCAGAGATATTATTGTCAGAGGCCGTAACAAAGATGGTTCAAGATACGAAAAAAGTATTACTGGTTACTGGCCTTACTGCTTCGTGAGAACAGATGAAGATAAATACCTAGATACAGTGGTAAAGAGAGAGAGGGGCTACGTCGGTCTGTACGGCGAGAAACTTACCAAGATAGTTTGCGCTAGTCCTTTCGACATTAAGAAAATATCCGACGAAAGGGACACATGGGAGGCAAATATACCATATACCAACCGTGTCCTATCGGACTACATAAATGATGGCAACGAACCTATAGAAAACTATAGGCATAGGACTTGGTACATGGATTGTGAGTGGTCGCCAACAACAAATAAACTTAGGGTAATAGTAGTATATGATAACTTTACTGATAAAGAATATGTTTGGTTTGTTAAGGCGTCGGCACAAGGTCTGAAAGAAGGTCAAGGCGAGCCACATCACAAGTACGGAGAGTACGAGTACGAAACACCGGCATTGGCGTTTGAGAACGAGAGGTCTATGCTCATACATTTTATCAAGCACATGAGAAAACAAGACCCAGACATAATCACTGGATGGTACGTGGTCGGTGCAGACATAAAGCAAATCATAGAGCGTTGCAGAGTGTGTGGTCTTCAAGAAAACCTACTATCACCTATGAGGCAACTGAGGTATGAGTACAAAGACTGGGCGCAACCCATAGTAGGTAGAAACTGTATAGATTTGATGCTCGCAGTTTCTAAATTATGGGAGCTAAAGAACGGTAAGTTGCCTTCTTACAAGTTGGATGACGTGGCTTACGAAATATTAGGGGAAAAGAAAGTAGAGTTAGAGAAGGGACACGATGAAACATGGTGGGATGACCCTGCTTTATACGTTCATTATTGCAGACAAGACGTAAGATTACTACCTAAGCTAGATGAGGCCGTAAACGCACTAGATTACTACACTTCCTTACAACATATTGTACAGTGTGACCTACGCTCTACGCCTTTCATCACAAAGATGTTTTCTCAACTGGTTCTAACAGACCCAGATTTTGACAGGAGAATACCTACTAGACCACAGTTTGCTAAAGTGGACTACGAAGGTGCTGATATTCTAGATGTAGAGCCGGGAGTGTATGATAACGTAGGAATCCTAGATATAAAAGCGATGTATCATAGTAATGCCTCTAAGTACAACATATCTTGGGACACACTGGACGTAGAGGGTGAAGATTGTGGCAACGGTACATGTTTTACACAAGATACAAAGGGTCTTCTAGTCAGACAGATGGATAAGATGACCCAGATGCGTAATGAATTTAAGATAAAAATGATGGTCAGTGATGGGCCAGAAAAAAGAAAGTGGGATTGTATGCAATTCGCCGCCAAAACCATAGTAGCATCAATGTATGGTGTGTGTGGTGACGCAAAGTATGGTATGTATCACCCAGATATAGCGGCGGCCATCACATACACATCTAGGCAGACTCTAGGTGAGCTGATGGTAGAGGCACAGAGGGTAGGATTCAACGTAATATACGGACATACCGACTCGGTGTTTTGTGAGATACCATACCCAGACGACGGTATCAAGGCTATGCCGATTATAAATGAGAGAATGGCTCCTATAGAGGTAGAATTTGAGAAGTGGTGCAGTCGTCTTATCATGGTAGCTAAGAACCGGTACACAGGACGGGTGGCTTGGACTGATGGTGAGTGGCATGAGCCGAACATTTACGTTAAAGGTATTGAGATGAAGCAATCTCGTATGCCACCTGTAATGAAAAAGGCTATGGAAAACACGATATCTGGTATTCTAAAAGAGGAAACTGAGGAGGCCGTCACAGAGCGTAATTTATCACTAATTACTAGCATAATGGGGGGTAAAATAGACCTAAAAGAATTATGTATGAAGGGTAAGATTGAACGTGACTTATCTAAGTACAAAGTGTTGTCCGGCTCCTCCGCAGGGGCGGCGTGGGCTAACGAGTTCTTAGGTAAAGGTTATCGTGCCGGTTCTTTCTTCCTAGTAACATTGAATAAAGACGGTAAGTATATTGCATTTGATGACCCTTCGGACATAGAAGGCATAACAGAGATAGGCTCAAAGGAAATGACTGATAGATTTATCATAAAGAAAATACTACCTTACTACGAATTAGCTAAGTGGGATTCTCAACCTTTAGTAAATGCTAAGAATGGGTTGTCAAATATACAGTGGATATAGAATTGTTTATAACCGTGATTAGGGGTGAGAAATATATGAGTCAGAAGGCAACTAAAGATGATGTTAAGGCGTTAGCTACTGAGGTAACTAGAATACTACAATTGATGGGGGGCGACCTAATGAGATTACAGACTTTAGTTTATACTCATTTGGAAGAAGAAGGAAAGATAGAGAGAATAATATGTGCTAACTGTAAAGAGGAGTTACTAAGACCCGACATGAAGGGTATAGAAAAGAGTGATATGTGTCCTCATTGTGGTGAGAATATATTCGGAACAGAACAAACCACATTTGAGAATTGGGATGATGGTATTTCTGGGGAAGAAGAATGAGAGTAGAGAAAATAAGGTATGATGATACCAAAGATTTCATACTCAACAAACACTATGCTCAGAGAATGCCCTCTATATCTTATGCCTTTGGTTTATTCATTGATGAGATTATTAGGGGGGTTTGTACCTTTGGAAAACCGGCCAGTCCTTCCCTATGTAAAGGTATATGTGGGGAAGAAAACAAAAAACACGTCTACGAGCTAAACCGTTTGGTAGTGGATGATGGTCTTCCTAAGAATACACTGAGTAGGTTTGTATCTAGATGCCTTAGATTCCTAAAGGAAGATGACTTGATTATTGTTTCCTTTGCCGATGAGGGTAAAGGTCATCACGGTTACATCTATCAAGCTACCAATTGGATATACACAGGTAAGACTAAGGAAAGAACGGATAAGTATAGCGGTAAAAATAAACACTCAAGACACTATGATGAGTCTATGAACCATCTTAGAAAGGTAAGAACGTCTAAGCACAGGTATGTTTATTTCACAGGTAAAAGTAAAAAACTATTCCTGTCTGACCTTAACTACTCAATAGAGCCTTACCCAAAGGGAGAGAATAGTAAATACAAATTAGGTACTAGATTAAAGGAAAAAATAATAAACACTAGAGATAATTTAACATATATGGAGTGAGAATATGAGAGCGACACCAGAGCAGATTTCTTTATCGTCCTACAACCCCATAGGTGCGGAAGTATATAGGATTAGTAAGTCATCTTTGATGGGTTACATAATGTGTCCCAGACAGTTTTACTGGCGTTATATCGCTGATATACCAAGACCACCTGCTACAGAGCAGATGATACGTGGTACTCAGATACACAACGTCATGGAAGCCGGTTTGTTACAAGGACCAGACCAAATAATACCTACCGCTATAGAGCAGGGAGTAGAGGAAGACGAGGGTGTTGATTCCCTCAACCTAATGTTACACCAAATAGCCTACGATATAGGTGGTTTTGATGTAGTAGAGGCAGAAGTAAAGCACGAAGTATATGAGGAATTCAATGGTCATCCTATAATTTGGGTAGGTCTTATTGATGGTGTCCTCAGACACCCAGAAACAGGGGGTCTTGTGTTGGTAGAGCTAAAAACTGGTAACATGGGTACTTCTAAACTATCCAGAACAAGAAAAGAATTGGTATATTACAGTAGATTATTGGGCATGTTGGGTTATGATGAGGTAACACATTTCCTATACGTCTGCCCGGACTATGAGATACCAGAGGACGGTGGAGATAAGCTACTAAATGAGGGTAACAAGAGGGGTAAGACCATGTGGTTAGGGGCAGAACGTGGGTTTGCTTTGTTGGAACCGTTTTCCAAGCGTTCCTATAATGCCTTTGAGGAATCATTATATGACACTATTGAGTCTTTGACTTCCCACCAGTGGCCTATGAAATGGAACGACTATTTCTGCCCTATGTGGTGTGATTTCTCACTTAACTGTGAGGCTGAATTGAACGGAATTACGGAGTGGGGATTATGAGTAGAGCAGGTGCGTCTAAAGTGTTTGTGACATGTATTGCTTGTGGCTCTAGTGACCGATGGGAAGGCTCAGAGGAAGTGTGGCGTGTGAATGGGCAAGAAGGTTCTTTACCGGAAAAACTAATTGTATGGGCTTGTGAATGTGGAAGTCAGCAGACGGAGTGATATTATGCCTCTGACTTTCCCAAGAGAGATAGGTCTTCGACGCACTCTATGTGAAAGTAGAAATGACTTCGATACTTATATCACAAAAGTAAATGGTAAGGCATCTTGCTACACATCTCTATACTCCTTTGAGAGAAGGGATGAAAGAAGGTCTTGGAAGATGGACGTAGAATCTGTAGTGATGGATAGGGCTTGGTGGGACTTTGATATGTTAGAGGATGGCACACTTGAAGATGTAAAAAAGGACGTGGCCTCCTTAGTTTCCAAGCTGACTGGTGATGTGAGAACAGTCTTCACTGGTCGTGGTTTCCATGTGCATCAATTCTTTGACACTCCATTGAAAGGCACTATGATATCAAGACACCTAGACAGATACCAAAGAAACATGGCTAGTGGTCTTAAGACACTAGATGGTGTTGGGTTCCCACAAAAACTAACTAGAGTGCCAGACACATACAATCCGGCTAGAGGTAGATGGTCTGTAAATATAGACACTACCGAGTTTATGCGTGACCCTTTGGGTTACAACATACCAGAGAGGCCAGAGCAATCGCTATCACACCTAGACCCGTTCAGAGGAGAAGCACCCAAGCGTGGTTTCAATATACGAAAGTGGATAGCAGACAACCCCAAGAAGGAAGAAGTATATTCTACAGGAGAATTCAACGGAGAGATAGGAAGTGCCGGTCTTATACCGATACCACCCTGTCTAGAAAAAGCCATGAGCCATGAGAATCCTAAGCATGACGTTAGGATAGCGTTGGTTCTACATCTAGCAGACAATCTACGTTGGTTCGCACACCCATCCACACTCACACCACAACAAAGGAACGATTCTATAGAGAGTATAGTTAAGTTTATCTCAAAACTAAATTGGAGAGATTACAATGAGAGTACCACACGATTCCACGTAGCTAGTATGATTGACTACGAGCATATACCTACCAAATGTTGTGTAGATGCCGGACCCTGTTGGGCGCACGATGGAGTAAGGAGGAAATAAAATGATGCTACAAGGAGTAACAAGTGAAGAATTAGATAAATGCCTATGTTGTCAAGGAGAGTGGTCTTTGCACACGGCTATGGAAAGGTACTGTGTGTCCTGTAAAACACACATCATGATTATAGAAGACGAGATATATCATAGTCAAGGCTGGTAATCTCCTTAAATATGTATTAGAGTGTAGAAGTTTCATGCTTCTGGTGGACGACAGGGAAAATCCCAAAGTCGTCAATAAATTACTCATGCGTATGGGTAAAGAAAAGGTAAAAGTATGTAGGCTACAGGCCGCCGACTATATACTAGGTAGTTGGGGTGTGGAGGCTAAGGAGATAAACGACCTATACAGGTCCATCATGGGCTTCGGACGCACACGCACGATAGTAGCCCAGCTAAGGGACTTACAGGAGGAGTTTGAGAACCCCATGCTAGTAGTCTATGGGACAGAGTTGAAGCCCTACATACCCGGAGGAAGACCAAATGCTAGACAGGTAGCTATGGAGATGGCACGAATGAGGAAGGTCATACAACAATTCAAGACTACCTTCTACCAACGGTTCCCAAAAATAAGATATATGGAGCTAACCACGATGGATGACTTTACAGACTGGCTGGTAGTCAATCACACACAACAAGGTATGCAGTTATCCAAGCACTCACCGCACCTACACAAGTCAGTAAAAAATGCAGAACTAGACCCACGTATAGCCGTCCTCTCTACTGTGCGTGGTATAACGCCAGATATGGCTAAGGACCTTCTTGAGAAGTTTGGTAGCATACCTAAGATACTAAGGACAAGGACCACTCAAAAAGAAATCATGAGTGTTCCCGGCATCGGCAGAAAAAGAGCCAAAGACATATTAAAGTTACGAGAAAACTACTAGGTTCTGCTCGCAGAAAACTTGTCTGCTGAAGACCCGGTGTTAGCCGAAGCCCTCTGCATCTTGACACTTAGACTCTTTAGTAAAACACTTGTGGCATCTGCCGTATCGCTACCCGTACCCGGCTTCCTAGTTATTCTTACCATTATTCTATTACCAGACTTTCTTAGACCAGATATGGCTTTCTCTGGTAGTATGTCAATAATTTGATTGCTAGTACCTGTATATATCTTTACCTCATTACTAACTGTAACACCTGCCTTTTCATTATGTATTATTACAAACAATACCGCACATTTTTTGCCAGAAGCCGATAGTGGAGAGTGTGTGATATTAGCCTGTATGCTCATTCTATTACTCAAGATATCATCTGGCACAACGAATGATGTTTCAAGTGAAACTTCTTGTGACTCTATTATTTCATCTGCGGCTTGTAGACCTTTACCTGCGAAGATAAAACCGTCTGCCGTTCTTGACGCAGTACCACCGACAATGGATATATCCACGTCCATACCCTCTATGCCTCGCATAGTGGACGGTATTACGGCTGGCTTCTGTTGTCCTAAGACAGAGAATGTTGCACCACCAGATAGGTTGTCGTTTGGCAAACTCATTCTACCCTTTAAGTTGCCGTAGCTTTTCTTAGACATCTTGCCTATAGCCATACCATCATCAGTTTCAAAAGAGTCTGCATCAAAATCCTCATAACCATCACCTACTTGTTGGTCTGCATCTGGGTCTAGGTCTATGGTTGGGAAATTCTGTGGGGGTATGTAGACAGTACCACCGTAGATTGGGTTGCCAGACGTATTACTACCACCACTACCCTGTTGTAGTCCATCAGTATCTTTACCCAAAATATAATCCATCAATCTTTGTGACGAAAGTGACTCATCTCTTTCTAAAGCAAGTTGAAGGTTATCTACATCACTTGAAGTAGCTCCCCAAGTTATTTCTTTTATGACCATAGTTTGTGCATTCATCTCAAGACCCAAATCTGTAACCGACACATAGGTAGCTGGCACATACGACAGGTCCCTGCATATCTGTATTCTAGGTGCGTACCACTCTTTTCTTGTGTTGCGGAAACCACCGTACATCTCTGTGTATGGCCTCATACCTATAGGGAATATACTGTTTGCATTTACAGACCCGCTACCATTGTCTACACTACTATCCAAGATGTAGTTTGCCGAGCCGTGTGCCGTTTGTGATGGGTCGCCACATCTACGTCTGAGTAAAGCCCTACAATATTCTGCGTTGAAAGAAAAAACTATCTTGCCCTGTGAAGACGAGTACGACTGAGGCACATCTATCTCATAGTACCCACTGTGTTTTACGTCTTTGGATGATGTGTTGTTACTATACTGTGAGCTATGTAAGTCCTTTGTAGCCGTAGCGTTGAATCTGTAATCTGCTATATGTACAGTAAATTCTGATTCGTCTATGCTTGTTCCCGTTTGATTTTTCAAATCAACCCATATTCTAAGAGGCTCGCTACTGCTATCGCTTACAAACGGTACACTGTTAGGTATATGCACTATCTGTACTGCGTTGGATATCGAGTTACTACCGTACCAGTAGTAGTTTGTTTCCCATGACACATCACCAGTACCCGTGTCTTGGCTGATACCATACCTAGATATAGAGTCATCGTTGCGGGCAGAAGCATCGTTTGTACTCATGTTACCATGCAAACCGTTTACCATACCGGGGAACAAAGCACCACCAGTACCCAAGTAGGTCCAGTTTGTGCAGTTGGCTACATTGTCGTTAGTACCACGAAGGGCTATGTATGGGTCTGCGATGTACCCATACCTACCAGTTTCAATCATCTTATTCTCAGCACCAGATTCCATGATAGGACTGACATTCATACTAAGAGCGGTGTTACTGTAAGTAGAGTATTGTTGTTGTGCAACAATCAATGCCTCTCTACTACTCTTTATCTTGGGATGCTCTAATATCTTCCATCTTGTAGTGTCGGTTAGATTAGTGGCAGGGAAATCAACGAATGATTGATTGTCGTTGTAGTAAACCCTTACGTTTGTTACTTGACCACCCACCTTTGCGCTAATCTTAGATATCATACTGTTACTTCTAGTTAGTGATACACCGGAGTTATACTTAGGTCTAAACTCTATTCTGTTGTCACGACCCACTAAAGCAGAGAAGGAAGTCTTTATTGAGTTTGTAGTGCCGTACCCACTTTTCTTACCTAAGTCCTTTATCAGACTGCCTAAGCTCTTACCCCTACTATCTACCACCGACCCGTAGCTATCGTTGCTACTTGTGTCATTGTATGTAGTCATCATCGAAGTCACTGGGACATTGTTGATGTCAAAGATGCAAGGGACCTTAGCAGACGGCAACCAAGAATCTGTGATGGCTGCGTTCCATAGGAATCTAAACTTGTCATTGTTGAAGTAAGTACCACTATTCTTAGCCTCATAATAACCATCTATGTGCATCATTAGTCTTAGCATAAAAGAAGATGTGATAGTAGCGTGTACCTCAAATCTAGATGGTGTTGTTTCCAAATCAGCGTTTGTGGTAAAAGATAGATTTCTATTACCTATTGTAGCCCAAGTACCATCGTAAGACGAATCAATACCAACCTGTATAGCTCTTTCTCTTTCCTCTAATGTAAATGTCTTAAACGAAGCAAGGTCACTGTAAGTATCATTTATAATCTGTATATGCCCCAGTTGTACAGGTATCTCATAAGTGTCGTTTGCCGCCCAAGTAACTACAGTACCACCGTCCATATCACCATCTCTTTTGCTGACTATGATAGTGGTATCGGTGTTAGCACCGGTTCTTTCACCGACATTGGTTGCGTCACCTAGTCTTAGTACGGTGTGTCTTGTTATAGCACCTGTCGTGCCATCTGTTCTCTTGACAATCATACCCGGCCTAACACCAGAGGCTTCATGAGTACCACTAGCATGAGAAAGAGTGATTGCTCTTATCCCCTCCCAATCACCAGCCACATCTGACCTACCAGAGTTGTTACCGGCTTTTGTGTAGAGAGTTTCTAACTTATTCTTCCAAGAAAAAAAGTATTGTGTGGTATCGTTCTCATTTGAGTTTCTATCATATACTACCTTGATAATACCTATACCAGCATCATCGTACTTAGTAGCATCATCTACTGTGATACCACAATCATATTGTATCAGACCCTCTGGTGATATCTGTGCGTCTGATATCAGCTTGTCTTGGTTAGGGTGTTCTCTGAAGCCCTCATCTACAGTTTGATAGGAAGGTAGGGCCTCTGCCCAGTAGTTGTCTATAAGAGCCGGGAAACCATGACTAGTAGCAACATAATCGCTTAGGTCGGTAGAGCCACCAGCTATTTGCCCCGTCTTGCCTCCGTTAGTGTGTGTGTTTAGGTTAAAGAAAGGCGATGAGTCTACGACTAAGAAAGAGCCAGCTTTGTCCTCCCAGTCTTGGTACTTTGTCAAGTCCTTGTGAGAGCCTGTTATTGGGGCATAGAATATACCACCACTATTACCAGTATCTCCTGTACCACCAGTGGTCCATGCACTACCTATATCAAATGTATCATTAGTTTTAGCAGTTATTTGATAGTGACCATCATGCGCCGCACTATTAAAGATGTATATGTAGTCACCAACTGAAAGACCGTGTGCGACATCTGAAACTCTAAGGTCAGCGGTGTTAGCCAAAGCGATAGTGCATGACTCCGAGTTTGCGTAATCTACTGGTTTGGAGAATGGTCCACCAGTACAAGGGTCAGCAGTAGAATCCAGATTCCAGATATCTAAATCATCACCAGCTTTTAGTGAGGCAAACTTGTCTATGTTTCCTTCGGCATCCACTTGGTCTATGTAGAACAAATCAAAGTCATAATTCTCAGACAGTGGGTACTGCAAACCAAAGTTTTTCTTTCTAAAAGACCCATCGGCATTTGCCAGTCCATTGTTCCTCATATCAGACCATAACAACCAAATGTGTTTGTAGTCACTACTAATACTCTGTACTTTTAACAC